TGTATATCGAGAACATGTATTATAATATTTGTATAATATATGTTATATTTTTTATCCTCTTTATAGAACTAATTTTAAATGTACTATGATATCACTTTTTTTCGATATATCATATACATTCTCAGTATTGATTTTACTTATACCCATATTCGAGAACACAATCGATTGTTCTTCTACTAATTTAAGCAAATTAACTGTAATATTTATACTTTTATCTTGTGTTAAATAGATATCAAGTGTCTTTCTCTGCCAAATCTCACTGATTTTGTATTCTATGTAAATATGTATGTTGTTTTTGTTATCTATTTCTATATTTTCATCTAAAATAGGATTACAGTTTACATAAATATCACTGCCCGAATTATCATATACTAATTCGTGGTGCCATAATGGAATACAATAATAGTTTTTATTAATAGTAAGACGATATAGATTGTTTTGAAACAAATCATCTAATGTAGGGTTCAATATAATACATTCATCATTTTTTATTTTTTCTGAAATCATATTCTCTATTTTTATAATGAATTCATCTGTAAAATGGAAAGCATCCTTGTATTTTTTCAAAATATCATAAATTTTTATAAGTATGGTTTTGTCTATTTTTTCTAATGTATCCAATGCGCTAGTTTCGCATATGGTTGATATACGTTGTATAATTGTATACAATAAATTATTTTGTCTATCTCTATTTAAAATATTTTTCAAAAATGAAAACAGAATCCATTTGTATCCTTTTTTATCTATATTTGAGAACATTTGGTCGTAATCGAAATTGTCATCAAATGAATCCATTTCATTTTCAGATTCCATATATCCTTGATACTTCATCAAATATTCATACGATTCTTGTACTTCCTGAAAACGGGATACAGCATCTGACGATTTATTTTTGTCAGGATGATATAATAATGCTTTCAATTTATACTGACGTTTTAATTTTGATTCATCTATGTGATTGTTCTCAAATTCTATTTCTAAACATTCACATGCTTTCACGTAATTCATTTTAATATTTAGAATTTGTTTATTTTATTTATTATAGTAAACATTATTCTCTCTAAATGGTATATTGGACGATAATTATTATTATAATATTTCAAAAATGGAAATGTATCTACGAGTATTTCCGAAATATCGGTTTTTGTTAGATTTTTGTTCTCAATGAAATGTCGAAGTATATACCATAAACAATCAGTCATGTCTAAATTGTATGTCAAAATATCATACAATGTATCGCGAAACTCAGTAAATGATATAGTTTGCGGATTTGATATTTCCTTGATAATGTTATCACATATGATATTGAAAACATCTTTGGGTAAAACGGATGATAATTCAAAATGATTGTTTTTATTTTGAACCTCATCATTGATTTCATGTACAACTAATGGAAAAGAACGGTATTCTTTCAGATTCATTACACCTTCCATATCGATACTTTCAGAGATTGTTTTGATTTTGTCAGCATTTGTCTTGGTTATTCGCTGAGAAATAATGGAAGGTTTTGTTTTGTATTCCGTAATTCTTTGTGTAAAATTTCGATATTCTTCCTTGTTGTTCAATAAACAGTAATTCAAAGATATCATTTCTTCTACTCTTTCTTTTGATGGGCGGCCTACTCTTAATATATGACAATTGTTGATTATATGTGTTGGTATGAAACTGATATGTTCTGATATCATAAAGAATTTTATTTTGATATTACTTTGTGAATGATTGTATTGCTGCATATAACTATAAAATATTTCTAATAATTCGGTATGTATTAAATGGAAATTTTTACATAGAATTATTCCATGTTTTTCTTTTTTTACAGAAATTATATCCACTATTTGAAAAAATATTTCATGCCATAATATTTTTGAATTACATCCTAATAAAGACATATCTATTTCATAATGAATATCACTTATTTTGTAAATATATTGCTGCTTTTCAGTTTGTGTCGTTATTTTTTTGTCATATTTCAATTCAGATGGACTGTATTTTTTTATTATATTGAGAACTTGAGAATATTTACCAACACCTGATGGACCATAAATAATCAGGTTCTCGAGATTCTGAATATTTTTTGGAAAAGAATTTGAAATACTTGTAATTTCTGGATGTAAATTGTATTTTTCTACTGAATTTATGTATTCTTCATATGTCGTTTCATAAAATTTCATTATTAGATAACCGGTATATAATAATGAGAACTCGTTAATTATTTTTATACGCATTAAATTTATATATTTATAACTTTGAACATTTGAAATCCTCGCTGGTCTATATCAAATCTTTTTGGCTTAATTTTGAGAACATATTCGATATATATACTTGATATGATGATATACCGATTATAGATAGAGATGACAAAACGACAAATATTGCTGGTAAATACTTGTAAATACTAGCCATTGATGGTGATTTGAATAATTGTGCGAAATCTATATTTATCGTATCATATGCAAAAAATATAGAAATCAATACAACAAACGACAATGAAAAAACTGCTATTATATTGTTTTTGTAATCATTGAATTTGTTTTGATAACTGGTTGATAATACAATTGGAGTACCACGTGTTTTTGTATATTTTTTTTGTAATGTTGTTATCATAATAAAAGTGAGTATGAATGATACAAAATGAAATACTAATCCTATTAATATTGCCAAAAATGATACATTGAACGCCAGATAACTTTTATTTTTTTCGTTTAGTAAATTGAATAAATCTTTTGAAATAAATAGTGAAAATGCCGAATGTATCACAAAAAGTAGCCCAAAGCCTACTATTTCAGTATATTTGACATTTATGTATACGAAACAAACTATATATAATACAAAAAAAGCAATATAATTCAGTATAGGAAAACAATCTTTTTTTGATAATTTATTGAAAAAATCGTTTTTTGGTAACCATTCGGGGTTTTTAAAAATTGTTTTTTTTGATGTATCCATTTTATATATTTGTGATATTTTTTTTTCATATTTCAATATTATAAGTTTCACATAGCCAATGAATCAAAGTATCCTTTTCACATGTTAAATAACCTTCTGGGAATTTTTTTATATTCAAAAATTGTGGTTTTTTCATTTCTGGGGTTTTGTAAAAAACATATGCGCCATATTGTCCTCGGCGAATACTCATGTTATCATTCAATTGCCTCATTATATTTTTACCTACTGTATTTTCTTTCTCTAAAAATTTTTCTACATCTGTTAATGTTATATCACATAACGGTTTTTTAATATCTTTGATACTTTCTTTTTTATCGCCCCACTCGACATAGGGACCATATCTCCCATTTTTTATAAACAAATCTTCATCTTGATATTTTCCTAACAAATTAGTTTTTAATTCTAATAACTCGTCTAACGAATACTCTCCGCGTTTCAATTTCTCTAAATCTATTTCTATTTCTTTTTTGACATTCAAGTATTCAAATGTACCATCCTCCAATTTATGTCGTATAGATGGACCATATTTTTCAAAAATAAAATCATGATTGTCATCGATTTTGTAAGATTGTTTTTGAATAGTTTTCATTGGTGATGACAATTCTTTTATTTCATTATAACATGATTTACATATTTGTGACCATTCCGTAATTAGACCTGATGATATTGTATCTAATTGGTCCTCCATATTTTTTGTATATTCATATGAGAACAATTGTTGATAATATTGTAATAAAAATTCAATAGTGAGTATTCCAATAGGCTGTATAACTAATTTGTTTTTTTCATTTCCGAATATCTTTTCTTTTACTGTTTCTACCAGGTTGACACCACATAACGAGTATTCTTTACATTCTATTTTTTCACCATTTAAATCTGTTCTCAATACATATCCTCTGTCTTGTATTGTTTCTACTATCGTAGCGAATGTAGATGGTCTACCTATACCCATTTCTTCTAGTTTACTTATTAAACTAGCTTCAGTATAATGTTGATGTTTATTTCTAACAACTATTGTACTATTAATTCGTTGATATGTTATATTTTTTTGTTTGGATTGTATTGATTGGAAAAATAATAATAATGATGATTGAGAACTTTGATTATCCGTTAATTCGTTTTTGGATGTTCTCTCCTCTACTTTTTTCCAACCTAAAAAAACTGGTATTTCTATTTCATATAGATAATTATAATTCAATGGTGCCGATATTTTTATTGGAATGACATTATATCTGGCGTCAGACATACAACTTGCTAATGTATTTTTCCAAATCAATCTATAGATAGCGTTCATTCTTTTGTCATCGCAATCTGGTATTGCGTATGTTTCTATATATGTAACACGAATGGCCTCATGAGGGTTCGATGAATCTTTATTTTCTAATTTATCTAAATTACCCAAGTAATCATTCGTTTTCCATTCATCTACTATGTATTTCTTTGCTTTTTCTAAAAATGTTGATGAATATAATGTACTCTCGGTTCTCATATATGTAATAAAACCATTTTGGTATAATTGTTGGCATATATTCATAGTATCTTTCGGAGAAATATGTAACATACTATTTGCCGTCTGGAGTAATCTAGATGTATTAAATGGTTTTGGTGCGGATTTTATGGATTCTTTTTGAGAACACACTGAAAGATTGTGTTCAAAAGATTTGGTTTTTTCTAAGAAATCGAGAACATCTGGTTGTTTTTCGAATTCGTGATTCAATGTGAATTCGATGTTTTTCGAAAAAAATGTTCCCGTTATCTTGTGTCTCATTTCAATTCCGGCATTTTTATTCTTTTCATTATCATATACTAATCTCAATGCTGGCGTTTGACATCTACCTGCTGAAAGAGAATTCGATTTATTATTATATAAATATTTCCATAAATATGGAGAAATCTTATATCCAACAATAACATCGAGAACCTGTCTAGCATGTTGGGCATGAACTATATCCATATTAACAGTAGTCGGTTCTTTCACAGCATTACAAATCGCCGTTTTTGTTATTTCATGGAAGATAATACGTTTTGTTGTTTCTACTGGTAAATCGAATAATTTACATATATGCCATGCTATTGCTTCTCCTTCACGGTCATCGTCAGTTGCTAATATAATATTGTTTTTTGAAAATTTATCAATAATGGTTCTCATAAATTCAATATGATTCTTTTTTTCTTCGATAATCGAGAACATTGGTTCAAAATTACCCTTTGTATCTATCGAATTTAAACCATCTATTGTGCGTATATGACCCTTTGATGCTATACAACAATAATCCTCTCCTAAAAAATGCTCTATTTTTGTACATTTTGATGGAGATTCTACGATTATTAGATATTGTGCGTTGACGTTTATGGTTGGGGGTTTTTTCGTAGTTCCACTTTTTTTATAATTTGCGAAAGGCTTTTTAAAGAATTTTTTTGGAGGCATTTTATAAAAAAAAATTTTTTTACTATTATGAATAATGGTTTGTTTTTATTTCATTTTATATTTACACATTTTACACAGTTGAAGTTTCATCCACTGTGCGGATTGAAATCTTCAACTGTGCGGATTGAAATCTTCAACTGTGTAAAATGCCCCATAATTTCGTTAGATTATAACAATATAAACATTATACATTATTATACATTATTATAAAATGGGAATTTATAATAATGGTAATATTTTTGGAATAAAAATGTATAATTTTAATCATGATGATTTTGCTAATATATTATTTGAAAAAACATATAATGAAATAATGAGTGATGAAGAAAAGAAAAAAGCATATTTATTCTATACCGAGTTGAATAACAAAAATGAAATACATTTTCAATATTATACTGAATGTAGTAGCACATATGGTCAAGGATTTTTTTTAAGGTGGTATCCAATGTCATTAAATCTATTTTTAGAAAAATTCGGTGTTTGAATTAGATTACATTTGTTGAAAGAAATTAGCATCATATGGTAAATCATCTTTATACTTTGCGCAATCCCACATAATTATAACCTTATCATTTTTTCTGTCTTTTTCAAGCACTGTTGCTAATGCCCAGTTATTCGCGGTAGTTGTTTGTCTAGCGAAAACGCAATCGCCAATATTTATTTCTGGAGCTTTATTTTGATTTACACAAAAACCACGAAGACGCCTTTTTTCATTATCATATTCTCGTTTATTTACAATTTTATCCGATTTTTTTATATTATCATTCCATTTTAATGGTTGTAAATTATCGATAAAATCAGAACCACCTTTTGCTGTTGCTGTTATATGGTCAATGTGCCAACCATAACGAGATTTTTTATTTCCATAATGGTGATACATTATCATATTACCATTATTATCGCGTCTTATTTTGTTTGGGTCTTTACCCTTTATACGAGCTGCTTTTTCCCAAACAGCATCTTTACAACCAGGTTTTCCATAGCTTGTGTTGTTATTATATTTTTCATTCACTTTGACAATTGATGAAGGAGCCATTTTGTATTCTATTTTACTTAATTTATAAAATACATTCAATCAATTTTTTATATTACAAAAATTATAACGCAAACAACTAATATAACGAAAAGTGCCAAATAACACGCGTTTTTTCTATCTCGTTCAGTTAATTAATAACGCTGTTCTAATTCTGTGTTTGAAAACATCTTGATTATATTTATACCATAATGTATTTATATGAATTATTAAATTGTAAAATTGAATTAGAAATAATATAATAATAATACTATTTGTATAAACAATATTTGTATAACTAAAGAAACAAACGAAAAACATGAATGTAAAAATTATTATCAATGACCGCAATTATAATGATTGGTATTTTACTAATATCGATGACAACAAAGAACTGCCAAAAGATACATATCCTATATTATCCAAAATAAATCCATTGGAACATAAATTATTTAGTCGCGATATTATAAGAATCGAAGAAAATGACACCATGAATGTTGTCCATTCGTATATAAAATCGAGTAATGCTTTTGCTGGTGTTTTGGTTCTAGAAGGAAATAAAACATATGGCAGAACGTCGAACAAAAAACGATTGTTATACAAATGTATTCCAGATGATAAACATTTGCCTGTATTTTTAATACCCTATGAAGTAAAAATAGGGTTCTCAAAAGTTCAAAAAAACAAATACGTTGTATTCAAATTTGATAATTGGTCAGGCAAACATCCATGTGGTATATTGACAGAAACATTAGGGGATATAGATTCTTTGGAAGTATTCTATGAATATCAATTGTATTGTAAAAGTCTTCACATATCTATAAACGAATTTACGAACAAAACCAAAAAAAATTTGAATGATAAAACAAACGATGACTATATTAAGCAAATATTTGAAAATCCTAATTATAATATAGAAGATAGAAGAGAACAATATATTTTTACTATTGACCCTGTTAACAGTAGTGATTTTGATGATGGATTCAGTATTCAACCCGTCCAAATAAACGACACACAATTTTGGAAAGTAAGTATTTATATCGCAAACGTATATTTTTGGTTGGAAACATTGGATTTATGGAATTCTTTCAGTAAACGGGTTTCTACTATCTATTTGCCAGATAAAAGACGTCCCATGTTGCCAACTATACTTTCTGATATGTTATGTAGTCTTGAACAGAAACAACGACGATTCGCATTAGCAATGGATTTTTATGTAGATGATGAGGGACAATTATATGACGAAATACCAATCCAATATAAAAATGTATTGATTTGTGTTTCTAAAAATTATATTTATGAGGATTATTCAATGATAAATAATGATAAACACTATAAAAATTTATTTGATATAACTATGAAAATGGATGGTACCATAAGAAATAGTCATGACCTAGTTTCGCATTGGATGATTTTTATGAACAAACATACAGGGTTTTTAATGGCGAATGATAAAATAGGAATTTTTCGTGCGGCCGCATTTTTGAATGTAGATTTGAGAACAGATTTATTATCAAATTGCCACATTAATGATGATACGAAACGCATTATACGTTCATGGAATAATACAAGTGGTCAATATATGTTATATTCCGATGATGCTAATCTCAGTCATGATTTGATGTTTATTAACAAAAAAAATAATATGAATGGTGATAGAAACATGAATTCTTATGTACATATTACGAGTCCCATTAGAAGATTAGTCGATTTATTAAATCAAATGATTTTATTACAACATTATTCACTCATCAATACAATCACTTCGACTGCTAATGAATTTTTAACATATTGGATAAGTCAATTAGATTATATTAATACTAGTATGCGTGCTATTCGAAAAATACAAACAGATTGTGAGCTGATAACCATATGTTTTCATAATCCGGAAATATTGGATTCAACCTTTAATGGGGTTGTATTCGATAAAGTTGACAAAAACAACGGCACAATTTCATATATGGTTTTTTTAGAAGAAATCAAATTGTTGTCTAGAATTACAACGAAAAATGATATGGAAAATTATTCGATAAAAAATTTTAAATTGTTTCTTTTCGAAGATGAAGATAAATTAAAGAAAAAAATAAGATTACAAATAGTATAAAAACGTGTGTATATTTTATTATATGAAACAAAATACTGCTTTGATGATAATATTATTCAAAGTTACAAATATTTTTTTGTTGTGTGCTTTAATGCGTAAATAATGATATTTGAAATGTATTAGATAGTATATAATAATATACTATATAATGTCATTATTATCAAAGTTATTTCACTATGTCCTCTTGACAAAAACCAAATACAGAATAGATGAATCTCATGGTTTGTCACATAGCATGAATGTATTGAATTTTGCGAATGCTATCTATGAACATGAATTACCGAAAAACCCAATTTTAGAGAAATATGAAAAAACTATTTATGTTTCTGCTATTCTCCATGATATGTGTGATAAAAAATATATGAATCAAACAAATGGATTAATCGAAATAAATGATTTTTTACAGGATAAAATGAGTAACGAAGAGATTAATTTTACAACAAATATAATAAACACTATGTCTTATTCTACCGTAAAAAAAAATGGATTTCCAGATTTAGGTGAATATCAACATGCTTATCATATTGTTAGAGAAGCGGATTTATTGACAGCATATGATTTCGATAGATGTATGATATATAATATGTATAGAATGGGAGGCAATTTACAAGATTCATATGATAATGCCTTTAATTTATTTGAGAATAGAGTTTGGAAACATAATGAGGATGGATTGTTTTTGACGAATTATTCAAAAGAACATTATTTGGATTTACACAAAAATTCTATAAACCGATGTGACTTTTGGAAAAAGATGCTAAAAAAAACCATGTAATGTAATGTAATGTGTTTTCAAAGAAAATATAGTTAGAATTTATTTTGAAGAGTGATAAACATTTTTATCATACTTTTTTCATTTTCGTTTATCTCAGTGGCGTTGTTTGTTCTTTTATACATTTTTGAAAAATGTTTTATACCAATCAATATAAGTTCTATTAATATTTTCTTTGAAAACCACCAATCATTCGAACCATCATTTTCCAGAAAATATTGGTAATTGATTATTGGTTTGATATGTTTATAGTCTATATAAAATCGTATTCTATTATAGATATCACTATTTTTATCTAAATATTTGACTAATATATTTTCAATGTATTTGAAACATAAATATAATTTTTTTATAGATGAAACCTCTTTTGATGGAAGATAAGATAATTTATTTTTTATAAATTCAATTGTGTATTTTTTTCTCAATAAATTCAATCTAGTATTTGTATCCAGATATTCCATAATATACAGTCTTAATTCATTTGGTAGGTGATGATAAATTGTTGTTGTATTTCTATTTTTATTCAATAATTCTTTGTAATAACTTTCTTTTTTTATTTTGTCAATTTCACTATCATTCAGATTCTGTTTTTTTTTGAGATTTTGAATCTCACGAATTTTTTTTTCGTATTTCTTTGTTGTTGAAGCCATTTTGATATTTTTATTTGATTGAATATTTGTATGAAAAATTATTTACATCAATTTTTCATAAAAAAACCATGTAACATATTTTTGTTTTTTTATCTAAATGTCATCAATATCAATTTGTTCGCTATCATCTAATATAAATTCTTCTTCTTGTATTTTTTTTGTTTTTGTTTTGTTTGTTTCTTCATCCGCTGAATCGTCGTCAATATCATTTGTAAATAAAACATCATCATTTTCGACATTTGAAGAATTGTTATTGAAATTTCCAGAAATTCTTTTTCTAATTAGATTTGTTATATCAAAACGAGGATTTTGTAATAATATATCTATTTCATTTTCATTGTAGATTGAGAGCACATCACAATTTTTTATTGGTCTTTCCCATTCATGTAATCCAATCAGTACAATCGAATTCGGTGAAATGATATTATGCCGTTTTTGTCTACCGCGAAATTTGTTGCGTATTATTGCTGAATATTCTTCATTATCATTTGTTGAAACAACACACCGACCATTTCCTAGCATTTTAGTAACTACGGCGAATAATTCTAATTCGCATTCAGGTAATCGTAGTAAATTGTTGCTTTTGTTTGATTGATGTTTTCTAGCTAAACTTTTAGTACCAGTTCCTCCAGTTGTATTCTTTACCATTTTGTAATATTGTCGTTGTTATCGTTGTTATATATTGATAAATTTAGATAATTCAATTTCGTCAATTTTTTGTATATTTGTTCAACCATGTAAAAATAAACATATAAATTATATAAGAATGAATAATATCGAAGAATTGGACAACAATACAGAATTGGAAAATATGGGGAATTTAGTTGATGACTTAGTAGATGATATTGATAATACGGTTGATAGTGGCGATTATGATATCGTTCCATCCGAGTTTTTATTGGAAATTCAAGAAATATCGGGAAAAAACGTAGCACAGAATTATATTGATGAATTGATAAAGAAATTTGAAAAACTGAATATAAAATATGAATTCGAATTAGTTCCAAATAACGAAGAAATAGAATTGAACAAATATATAGGTGGAAGTGATTTGACATTTCCTTATAATTATTTTGACTCATTTGCTAGTAATGTAAAAAAAGTTCTCAATAATCCAAATACAAATGAAAACAAAAATTATATTTTGAATTTGTTTCAAAAGAAATCAAAAGAAAATACAGAATTGCCATCAGTCGAAAATGAATATGTAGATGAAAATATCGATACAAATATCGATACAAATGACAAAAAAAAATCAACCCTAGTTTTGCCCAAACATTATACGGGATTGATAAAAGTATATTTATTGATATATGATAAATCTATGAAATCAAGAATGGTAGGAAGAATATATGATTTGAATAATTGGATAAAGAAATAAGTAGTGTTAGTGGGTGGTAGGTGAAAGTAAAGAATTAAATAGAAACGAAAGCATTATCAACAAGAGTTCCAATGCGAGAATGAGAATCGAAATGATAGATAAAATTATTATCATCGAT